TGTTCCGACCGAGTTGGCTTTGTTTGGGGAGGAAAAAACGATCTCGTCATCTTGGCCAATGTAGTTCATCGAACCGGGGCGAACATTTTGAAGCCGATCGGTTCCGCTTGTGCTTGTTGCAGCCCCGATTGCTCTGGCGACGGGATTGGCCTTTGACTTGATAAACCCAGCAAAACACGCCTCAACCTGAGCGCCGATAATTCCTGCTTCAGTCAAATCCTTGCCGTCTTTTGCGCGGTTCAGAGCCCGAGTCATCCAGGGCAATCCACGGGACTGACCAGCGAACCACTCGACGAAGATGTGTTGCACTCGCCACGCAGGAATCAGCTTGTAGGTCAGCCCGAATTCTTTATTGTCGTTCGGGTGATTGTCGCGAACGTAATAGCCAATAATTTCTTTATTGCTGCCGTACTTAATTCCCATTCGGACGGAAGGATCGTTAATGAATTCTGAAGGCGTCTCGACTCGGTCTGCGTCGATAACTTCCACGCATAACGGAATCGGAGCGTCTACCGTCGCGATGTCGCTGAAAACGTTGAAGCATTCCCCGTCAGCGTCCACCGTTCGGCACGCAAGGCTGATTTTCTGCCAGAGTGACTTCTTCCGAGTCCTACAGGCCGTCGGCTCTACTCGCTCGTATACTTCCTCAAGTTGTTCATTCAGGGCTTTTGCCTGCTCAGCAGTGATGACACCGGCTTTTGCCTTGATTTTCGCCTGAACAGTAAACCCTGTGCCGACAACGTGTTCAACGCGGCTGTCAATTGCACCGCCAATGAAGTCATTGCGATATAGTTCGCGGCTTCGAATGCGAGTTGTTTCAAGATCTTCCTCAAGAAACGCATCTGCTGAAAGTCGAGAACCGAGCCATTTACCCTCACGGGTTCGATCGTTTTCGGCAGATTCGAGAGCCCTGGCGAAGTATTTTTCAGATCGCTCAAACTGCTGACGTGTAGCGATTCGCTGAGCACCCCAAACCGGGGCGACCGCGAACACTGCTCTGTCGATCCATGACGCAAAGCTCATCTTCGCACCAACCTTGCATAGGTGGTGACGATGCCATTTGATTCGGCAGAAATACGGCCTTCGAGCCAGTCAATCGTGTCTCGCATCGACGGCAGGTTCGCCGCCGTATACATCCGCCCGCTGATTTGGTAGCTCTGGCCAGTCGCAGCAATCAACGCGACGCCCTCACGGAGCAGGGCAAGAAGCTCCGCGTCTGTGTAGGTGTTGGCAGTTGTTACTTTTGTGACCATGCTCGCACGATACGTAGTGCAGGTGATGAAATGGAATGCTGATGATGCGTGTTCGTCCTATGGTGTAGGAGACTCCTCAAGATCTTCCGCCGTCAGCCATTTGTTATTCTCAGGTGTGAACCGACACGCCTTACAATGAAGATACCGCACACGCCAACCGCCACCAAGCTTTCGCGTCGTGTGAACTCCGATCCTTCCACCGCATCCGGGACACGGGCAAGCATCGCCGGGCAATGGGCCATCCGCCCGAGTTCTGCAAAGTCTCGTGAGTTCCAATCGGCTCAATTCGATCTCCTGCGAATCCATCCGCCTGACGTGCCCTCACTGGAAGGAGTACGCACAAATGATTGCTCGCGTTTTTCCTGAGCTGCCGTCGATGGAGTTGATTGAAGTGGAATGTCACCAGACTCGGAAATGAGTTGACCCAATGCGAGCCCGTACCGGATAGCATCTCGGAAATCGTTCGCCGCGTTCTCGTCCTTTTTTTCCCAGAACAGTTTGGCGTTGCCACGCGCGTCGAACTTGTCGGCAAGGGTTCCGTTGCATAGCTCCGCCAGAAAATCCGCGTCGTGGGATGCTTCGATGCACAGTGTTAATGATCCCGGCTCCCCCGGAAGCCGCTCATCTAGGCGTGCCTGAAGATCTGTTTCCCAATAGTCTGTATTAACGCCGAACAGCAACTGGCCTTCGTTGTCGCCGCGTTCAATCTCGCCGAGCCTGTAAGGCTTCCCTCCCATTTCGCCCTCGCCCTTGCAAGCAAAGATTCCCTTATGGTCGTTGCAAAAATCATAAGTGCCTTTGGTGTCCCACCCGGAATCTGCTGCAGACAAAACCGGAGTCATCGGAGGCATCCCATCGAGCCTCTTGTATTGCCGCCTGACAACTGGATCCCAAATCACGGACAAGGAATCGCCAAAGCCGTAGTCGATCAGAACTGCCTGATTCGAATGTCCATGACCAAGCACCACCCACTTGACGAACCCGCCGCTTGCGGCCTGCCTGTCGATTGTGCATGTCAGAAACTTGACGCCCAGCGGAACGATTCCTGAATTGATCGGGCTGCGAAGACGTTCACCCACGATTTCCGGAGTTGTCTTTGACTTTCTTGGAGCCCATGTCTCGCCCTTGTAGGAGTTTACGACGTCTTGCAAATCCCTCGGCCGCTTCTGTGCCTGAATCCAGAGCCTTGCGAAGTTTCCCCATGTCTCCGTGAGTGCGTACCATGATGCCAGTGGACCGAACCCAACGACGTCGGAACCGTCTTTGAGTGCCCTGCCGTGAATAGTTCCGTCTGGCGTGATCGTGCAGCCATTTGGAACCCAAACACCGGCGCGAAGCATGACAGTCCGGTGATGGTTCTCAATCTTTTTTTGGCAAACCTTGCAAACGTAGTGAGCCGTCTGCAAAGCAACGTCAGGATCTGACTTTCCGCTGCTGTCACGATCCCAGTCAAAGCCGCCCGGAACGCCTTCGACGCCCTGAATCAGCACTTGAAACTCTCCGCAGTGCGGGCAGGGAACGTACCGGCGATGCTGGTTACTTTCCGTCATCTTCTTTTCGATGCGACTCCGGCCCGCGATCGTCGGCGTAGATTCGAAAATGATTTTGTGATCGGGAAAGCCTTTGAATCGATTGACGAACAGCTTTAGCGAGTCGCCTTCTTTGCTGGCGGAATCATCCCACTTGTCGATCTCGCTGGCATGGCCGAAGAACGCTCCCACGTCCGCCAGGCTTGTCTCGGATCCAGACCAGCCGACAAAAATCTGGCAGGACTCAAGCTTGACGTGAAGTTTGCTTCTGCGGGCCTCTGGCGGGAGTTGCTGCCGAACGCCCTCAGCGGATCCGAGTATTGGGTAAAGCCTTGAGCCGATGACTCTGCCGGCCGCGTCCTTTGTCGGGCCTGCGAACATCATGTTGCGTGGATTCGTGCCCGCAACTTTCGCCATGAGTGACAGGCATGTCGTGGTTTTTCCGAGTCGAGACGCCCATTGTAGAACGATCTGACGAATCTTGGGATCGTCGAACGCATCAAGCACGGAATCGACGTGAGGGAATGCAGCCAAGCTGAACGGCATTCCGGCCGTTTCAGTGCCGACTGGCATCTGAACGTGCTTAGGCAGCCATTCGCGTGCAGAATATTTCTGATGCGGCCGGAGAAATCGCGTCGCGTTCAGCCTGATCATTCTTTCAATCCCTCCTTTCCAATCTCTGCCATCTCAAGCCGTCGATGTGTTGCCGTGAGCAAGTCTCGGCAATGTCTGTCTGTTTCGCTGCGGGTGAAGTCCTTGAGTTCTTGCGGAGCCGATGCAGCTAACATTTCCGGCAACTGCATGATTCCCTCTCTGAGTTCAATCAGAGCTGTCGACGCCCACAGTTCCACGTCTTGCCGGTCGAGAATCAATCCCTTCTCGCGATCTAATTCCAACCGCTTTGACTCAACCTGAATCTGTCCCAGTTCGAAGTCCTGTTGCCTTTTTGCTGCTGCCAAATCTGTTTGCTGGATCCAGTTGCACCGCCATTGAACGATTGATTTGATCGGCCATTTGCCCGGCTCCCCTGGCATTGCTGGCGTTTTCAGTCTCCACTGCCTGACGGTGTGCTCATCCAGTCCGAAAAACTCTGCTACTTCTCCCAGTGTTTTCAGGTCAAACCTGTCACGCTCTTTCGTCGACTGCTCAACTTCAGCAACCAACTGCATGACCGCTGCGAGGTCTTCAGGAGTTTCCGGCGAGCCGAGCAATTCGTTGAGCGAGTTTTCGTTTTGACTCTGCAAAGTTGTCTGCCGTTACCGGGCCTAGTTCGTGGGTGTGGCGGTGTTCGACTTGCTGGGGCATACCATCGGCTTCAATCTTCAAATCCTGTGCGACCATCTGCCGAACCTCCGCAGCCGCGCGGACAGCTAATTCCTCATCCGGAGTTGTCAGGGCAATTTTGACGACTCGATTGGCAATTCGCTGCATGTCGCTTGGATCGCTTAGCCAGCCCTGTCGCCTTGCTCTACCAATCAACTGCAAATCCCTCTGAATCACCCTGACTGGCTGATCCTCGCACAGTACGGCCC